CGATCGGCGGCATTTCCTGAAGGATTTACTGCTATATCGCCCTAATCAGTACATGAAACCGAGGGATTTTCGGTCTGCAATGACGGTGCAGATGGCGTTATGGGGCAACGCCTATGCTGAAATCATCCGATTGGGCGATCGTCCGGTTGCATTAATGCCGCTGAGACCTGGTCGAATGACGCCGTTTATGACGGACTCCGGCGCGCTGCAGTACCACTACAACGTGCAGGCAGGCGTCAAAGTGTACGCACAGCAAAGCATTTTGCACCTGAAAGGCTTTGGCACAGACGGCATAGTAGGGTCATCACGCAATGATTACGCGCGGGAAGCCTACGGATTGACGGTGGCGGCGGAGACATTTGCGGCGAAGCAGTTTGCCAACGGTGGCAGACCCGGCGGCGTGATTACGTTTGATGCTTTCCTGAAACCAGAGCAGCGGGCACAGGCAAAACTCTTGTATGAGGGATTGGCCGAGGGTGCTATCAACGCCAACAAGCTATGGGTACTGGAAGGCGGGAGTAAATACGAGGCGCTGGACTTTGCCGCTGACCAAATGCAGATGATTGCTACGCGAAGCCAGCAGCTGTCCGAGATAGCGCGATTCTTTGGCGTGCCGGGTGTGATGATCGGCGCGGGCGAGACGGGCTCTAGCGCATGGCCTGCGTCTTTTGAACAGCAGATGCTGTCATTCCTGACATTCACGTTGCAAGCCTACCTTGATGAGTGGGAGTCGGCGCTGTCCTATTCCCTGTTGCCGATGGGCAGTCCTATCGGAATCGATCACGATACCGCGCCACTGGTGAAGATGGACTCCGCAGCGCGATCAAATTACTGGGCAAGGCTTGTGCAAAACGGGCTAGCCACTCGAAACGAAGGGCGCATCGCCATGAATTTACCGCGCGCTGATGACCCCGGCGCGGACCGGCTCACAGTGCAAACCAATTTAGTCCAATTGGAGGACTTGAAAGATGTTTCAGAAAATACTGAATCAACTACAACACTGCCAACTGAAGTTCGACAGTAATGACCAGGGCACGTTCTCTGGCTATGCGTCGGTATTCAATTCAAACGATGCAGTAAATGACACGATATTGCCGGGTGCTTTTCTAAAAAGCATCGCGTCTGGCCACAATGTCAAAATGTTTGTCAATCACGACCATCACGCAGTCCCGGTGGGCGATTGGGTGGCGCTGGAAGAAGATGGCCACGGGCTGGCAGTAACCGGAAAGATTGACCTGAATCATAAAGACGGTCCGACGGTATTCTCCGCCATGAAGCGCGGCGCATTGGATGGCCAGTCTATCGGCTTCACGATGGAGCAGGGCGACTACCAGAAAAAGTCCACAGGCGGGCGCGTTATCAGCAACCTGACCCTGAAGGAGATATCGTTAGTGAGCTTTCCCTGTGAAAGTCAGGCGAGAATTACCGCAGTAAAAGCGGAAATCATGGGATTGGAATCCCTGAGCGACTTGGAACACTACTTGCGTGAGGCAGGCGGGTTTAGTAAGTCAATGGCGTCGTATTTTGTCGGCCAGTGTACACGGATTGCGCGGGGTGAGCCTGCGGAATCGGTGAAGCAAATGACAGGCATGGAAGCGAAACTGGCGAGCACTATTTTAGAGTTTAGCCAGCGATTCAAGTAAACCGAACTACTAAACCCTGACCGCTGCGGCGGTTTTTTTATGCCTGAAATATGGCAAAGGATGTGAAACATGAGCACTGAAACCAATAAAGCACTCGACCAGGCCGAACTGGTTGTCGAGATCAAAGCCCTGGAGAAAAACATCGTCAGCAAGTTTGACGAAATCCAGAAAGCCACCGAGCAGGCTAACGCTGAAATCAAGGAACTCGGCGAGGTGAAGGTGGAAACCAAAGCCAAGCTGGAAGCCATCAGCAAGCAGTACGACGAACTGTACAACCGTGTGCAGGCAGTCGAGCAGAAAGGCGCGTTTGTCACGCAGGAAAGTTCAGCGTACAACCTCGGCGAGGAGTTTGTGAAGTCTGCGGCGTTTGCTGCCATGCAGTCAGGCTCCACGGGTCGCGCACGGATGGAAATTAAAACCGCCATCATTAACGCGACTGGCCAGAATCAGCCATTGGTCAGCAGTGACCGGGACATGAGCGGTATCTATACCTCTCCGAACCGCAATCTGCGTATCCGTGACATGATTCGCTCGCGTCCTACGTCTTCAAACCTGATCGAGTTCACTCGCGAGAATGCGTTTACGAACAACGCAGGCCCGACGGTGAGCGGTTCTCCCCAGGCGTTTGAAAACGTGACCAAGCCGGAATCAGCGAATACGTTTACTCTGGTAAACGTGCCGGTGGTGACGCTGGCGCACTTCATACCCGCCTCTGTGCAGGTGCTGGACGATTCGCCCATGCTGGCCTCTCACATTAACGGACGGCTGATGTATGGCCTGAAGCTGAAGGAAGAGACGCAGCTGTTGCTGGGCACTGGCGCTAACGGTCAGCTTAATGGCCTGTACACGCAAGCTACGGCTTACACGGTGGCCTCGCCTACCCGCACCAACGAGATAGACATTCTCCGCGATGCGATCAAGCAGGCGCAGGTGTCCGAGTACTCGCCTGACTTTATCGTGTTGAACCCGGCAGACTGGTTTGACATCGAAATCAGGAAAGTGGGTACCAGTGACGCGCGTTATGTAGTTGGCGATCCCAACAACATGCGCCCTGAGTCTCTGTGGGGCTTGCCTATCATCGTAACGAACAGCATCACCGCTGGCACGTTCCTGATGGGTTCTTCAATGGCTGCGGAAATTGCCGACCGTCAACAGGCGGTGGTTGAAGCATCACGCGAAGACTCGACTAACTTCCAGAAGAACATGGTCACGATCCGCGCTGAAGAGCGTTTGGCATTGTGTGTGTTCAGAACCGAAGCGTTCATCAAAGGTTCAATTTAGAGCCTAACCTAAGCGCCGGGGCATCGGCGCTTTACTTATTCAGGGCAGAGCATGAAACGAATTTACGTTGACGCGCCGACGATTGTTGGCGGCAATTATTATGATTCCAGCCCGGTGCCGCAATTTGCGCCGGATGCTATCGCTGATTATTTGGTCAGCATAGGAAATGCCCGGTACTTTGAAACCAAAGTAGTCGAGGTGATGGAAAAAAAGACGTTATCTGCATCGCCAGCGGGCCAAGCCTCACCGCCGACGATGCAGCCTACGCGACGCGGACGCAAGCCCAAGTCATAGCGGTCAATGATAGCTATAGGCTTGCTCCTGATGCTGGATACCTGTATGCGTGCGATCAGGTCTGGTGGCGGGTCCATTTGGAGGCGGTTAAATCGTCGTTTAGGGGGCAGTTAGTCACGCAGTACCATCGTGACGGCGAGCAGGAGTACGCGCAGGAGAACGGGATTCTGGCCTATCCGGGCCGGGATGCGCCGGGGCTTGGGCGTGACATGCTGCACTTTAACGACAATTCAGGCGCGCAGGCGATTAACCTGGCTTATTTACTGGGCGCAACCCGCATCATTTTGATCGGGTACGACATGCAGAACACGGGCGGGCGGGCGCATTGGTTTGGTGAGCATCCGCACACGCTGCAGACGGGCGGCAATTACGCGGTGTACGTGGACAGGTTTGCGCGGCTGGCGTCCGATTTGGCCTATGAAGGCGTGGAAGTTATCAACTGCACACGCGAGACGGCACTACACCAATTCAGGCGGGCAAGGTTAGAGGACGTTTATGGCTAAGGTCAAAAAGAACACGGACATTGTTTACGATGTCGGCAAGTACCGCGACGGCTGGAACGGCGGACTGCCAGAAACAAAGTGCGGCTTTGGCTCACGACTTGACCAGACCGTAGAGCAGCGGGAGTGGCTGCAAAAGGTATTTGCCAAGTTTGAGATCAAGAGCATTGTGGATATTGGCGCGGGGGATCTGAATTGGGTCAAGCATATGGACCTGACCGGCATTGATTACCGCCCTTTCGATTTAGTAGTCCGAGATCCGAGCGTGACCCGGTTTGACCTGTTGCAGGAAGTCCCGCCGAAAGCGGATTGCATTATGCTGCTTTGGGTATTAAATCACTTTGAGTTTGACGATTGCCGCAAAGCGCTGCAAAACATTCACGCCAGCGAGGCCAAGTACCTGATTATGACGGACCGGCCCAAGTGGCACGAGGAACAGCCGCCGGAGATTCAGATGCAGGCGCTGGACGCCATATTGTTGAATGAAAAGGGCGACAGGATAAAGTTGATTAGACTGTGAGGGGCATTGTCATTGGTACAGGACCATCACTGACCGCCGAAGCCATTGCCCTGATTAACGCGTCACGGTATAAAAAGTTCGGATGCAACCTGGTCTATAAAGACATTCCGCTTGACGTGTTCTATGCGAACAATGAGGCATTCTGGAACCTGTACGGCGACGACATCAGCAAGCAACCGTTTGAAAAGTGGACGTATGTGCCGGCGGTGTCAAAGAAGTACGGGGCGCATTACATTGAAGGGGTATGGAAGCCGAGCCTTAGTCGCGACCCTTACGAATTGCATTGGGGCCATGGCAGCGGCTATGAACTGATGGGCATTGCTTATCGTCATGGCGTCCGGGAAATGATACTTGCGGGGTTTGACCTGCGCTTCCCTCGTGACTATTCGGGCGTCGAACAACG